GAGAAAACCAATGCAAGTAAAAAAGCAGGTAACACTAAAGTATCGCGGCGTGCCTTATACAAGAACACGTTAAACACTTTTTTCAATGAAAACACTAGCTCTAGCACTAGCCTCCACGATCGTTGCTCTTCCGGCTTCCGCCGGAGTCTACGTAAACGTAGAGAACAATGCAGATTATACAGGATCTGATTACACAGGTGCTGTAACTGATTTCCACATCGGTTATGAAGGTGGAACTGATACCTTTGGTTATTACATCCAGGGTGGTCCAGCTATCGTAGCAACAGATGGCTCAGATTCCGATAACAGAGTTTCTGGTAAAGTCGGAGCTGACATCGCTGCTACTGATAAGCTTGACTTCTATGCTGAACTTTCAGTACTAACTGCAGATTCAGATACTGATAATGATAATACTTGGGGTAGCAAGTTAGGTGCTAAGTTTAGCTTCTGATGAAAATTTTAGAATCCCCATGGATGGTATGTATATTGTTCATGGGGTTCTTTACCCTAGTAGAGGGTCTACATATGTACGAACATGAACATTGTAGATCCTGCCCACCATGCTTATCAGAGGAATATTAATGGCACATCAAAGTAATAAAGTAACAGCAAACGTTACTTCATACTCACCACAAACGGTTGATATTAAAGATCCTGAACTGGATCTAACACCTAGTGAGTCTCAACCACCTGGTGTTGATGATGAACCTCAATCATTAGAAGAAGCTCTAATGAGTTGAGTAAGGAGAGAGGCACCTCAGAGTCGGACCTCTCTTTTATTGGCTTTTGGCCCTGTACGCAGGATACCCTTTAGCCGTCTAGACGGTGGGAAAGACCACAACAAATGATCAAAAACTTTACGCGTAAGACAGTTAATTATACACTTTATCCATAACAATGGCTCATCAGAATAATGATAACAACACCTCCCTTACCTGGGCTGGTGCTGATAATGGTGCAGCAACAACAACTGCTGCACGTAGAGCACTCTATCTGAAACTATTTTCAGGAGAGTTGTTTAAAGGATTCCAGCGCAATACAATTGCTAGGGATCTAATCACTAAGCGTACCTTGAAGAACGGTAAGTCATTACAGTTCATCTTCACGGGCCGCACAAATAGTGAGTTCCATGTCCCAGGACAGAACATACTAGGTAACACAGATGGTGCTCCCCCAGTAGCAGAGGTTACAATCGAATGCGATGACCTCTTAATCAGTTCAGCCTTCGTGTATGAACTAGATGAAACACTCGCACACTACGATCTACGTGGTGAGATTTCAAGGAAGATCGGTTATGCACTAGCCGAAAACTATGATAGAAGAATCTTTAGAGCAGTAACTAAAGCTGCACGTCAAGTTTCTCCTATCACTAAAACTAACTTCAAGGAACCAGGCGGAACACAAATCCGTGTAGGAACTAATGCTAAAGCATCTGATGCATATGTACCAGCTTCATTGGTAAATGCATTCTATGACGCTGCAGCTGCCCTCGACGAAAAGGGAGTTTCAGGTGAAGGACGAGTAGCTGTGTTGTCTCCAAGACAATACTATGAGTTGATACAAGATGCTGGCACAGTTGCCTCTTCTTTGATCAACCGTGACGTCACTGGTGACGCCTTACAATCCGGCCAAGGGATTATAGAAATTGCAGGCATCAAAGTCTACAAGTCCATGAACATTCCGTTCTTCGGTAAGTTTGGTGTTAAGTACGGTGGTGGAGATACCGCTACAAGTCCTAACCTAACTTCTCCTACTAATGTTGGTTCATTCGTTGGTGATTCAATGGGTGATCAGGATGCTTCAACGACTCCTTCCGGTCAGAAGACAGTTAACGAATACGGTACCGAGGCTAAGTTCGACCACTCTTGTGGACTTATTTTCCAGAAAGAAGCCGTTGGTTGTGTAGAAGCAATCGGACCTCAAGTACAAGTAACATCAGGAGATGTATCCGTGATTTATCAGGGAGATGTCATACTGGGGCGCTTGGCTATGGGAGCCGCTCCTCTAAATCCAGCTGCTGCTGTGGAACTCGTTGCGGGTGCTGCTGCAGGTGCAGGAAACAACGCTGCATTCTAACTATTATTTTATTCACACAAGGGAGGGTTCTCACGCCCTCCTTTTTTTTATTCACAAATATTTATACCTATGACGATAACTCCCACGACCGTTGATACCGATACCGAACTATCCGCTGTAAATTCAATACTGGGAGCTATTGGTCAGTCACCAGTAACTACCCTCGGTTCAGTAACAGAGATACAAGGTGAATTAAATTATACTGGTAGTAATGCTAGAGCAGGTACTTATGGTAGATCAGGCACTACTGTTACAGTTACTAGTAATTCACACGGACTTACAGTTGGTGAAGTAGTTACTATTGATTTTACATCTGGAGTTGCATTAGATGGAGAGTATACAATAGTTACAGTAGCTGATGCTAATACGTTTACTGTAACAACTGTAGCTAGCGAGCCAGATATAGTGGCAGGTCAATCTTTAACTATTTCTCAAACAAAATTTTCTCTTACTGGTTTAAGTTGGACACTTGAGAGTGAAATTAAAACTAAAATTGCAGGTGATGTTGAGACTGGATTTTCTGTCTCAGGTAGTACTTTAACTTTTACTACTGCACCAGCTACTGATGCTACTGTAAAGATTTATAGAGAAAAAGAAGTATATAATACGTTAGCTAATCCAGAAGTATCTTTTATATATAATATATTAACAGAAGTTAATAAAGATGTACAGAACGAAGGTTGGATATTTAATATTGAAAGGCACGTTAAAAAAACACCTGAAACAGGTACTAATTATATAACTATACCTGCTAATATTTTACGATATGATTTGAATGAGGCACAAGCACATCATACTAGTGATTTAGTAAGACGTAAATATGAAGGAGCATTTAGATTATACGATACAGTAAATCATACTTATGAATTTTCTAATGCTCTTGATTTAGATATTGTATGGTTATTCCCTTATGAAGATATACCACCTGTCTTTAAACGTTATATTATTTCAAAAGCTTCCGTAAGAGCTGCTACTCAACTTGTAGCCAATCCACAATTAGTTCGTTTATTAGAAAACCAAGAGGTGTACACACGTGCCGCTTGTATGGAGTATGAATGCCAGCAAGGTGATCATACTTATCTTGGATTTTCACATGATACTTACTATAAGTCTTATAAACCAGCAAATGCATTAAGAAGATAATGGCAAGCATTACACAAACAATACCAGGTTATGTTGGAGGTATTTCACAACAACCTGATGAACTTAAATACCCTGGTCAAGTTAAAGATGCATTAAATGTTTTACCAGATGTTACTCATGGATTATTAAAGAGACCAGGAGGACGCCTCATAGGATCTTTATCTGATAATGGTAACGCTGCTCTTAATTCATCTTCAACTGGTCAATGGTTTCATTATTATAGAGATGAGAATGAACAGTATATAGGGCAAATAGCTAGAGATGGTAAGGTTAAAATGTGGGCTTGTGTGAAAGTCTTAGCAGCTGATGATTCAACACTTCACGAAGCTGGTGCTGCTGTTACTGTTAAATTTAACACAACTCTTGAAAAGATAGACGTTACTGCTGCAGGTTCTGGTTATACTAGTGCACCAACTGTAGCTATCGCTGCACCAACTGAAGGTTTAGGTACTGATGTACAAGCAACTGCTACAGCTACGTTAGAAGATGACGGAGTTCTTTCTGTTACTTTAACAAACAAAGGTAATGGTTATCTTGTAAATCCAGCTGTAACTTTTTCAGGTGGAGGTGGTAGTAGTGCAGCTGCTACTGCTAGTGCACAAAATGTTAAATTAACTACTTATTTAACACATACTGCAGATGATGATGTTCAGACTTTAAGTTTAAATGACGTTACATTTATATGTAATCGTAATATAAAACCTTTGATGGAGACTGCAACTGATCCTGATACAGTTAATGAAGCTTATATTGAATTAAAAAAAGTTGCATATGCTTCTCAATATGCATTAAATATATATAAAAAAGATGATCCTACTGTTAAAGTTACAACAGCAACTAGAATAAGTGTACATCGTACTCACGATACTAAAAATATTTGTGGTAATGACGGAACAACATATGATAGTAAACTACCACCATCCGGAACAACTACTGCACAATATTTAATAGGTACTGGTATTGCTCCCTCAGATCCCTTTGGTCCAGTTCAAAAGGCCAATTGTGAAGCTGAAGCTGGACTATGGAGAGATTCATACTGTCCTAATGTAGATGAACGTATATTTAATGTTACTTATAATGATTATATAGATGGTACTATAGCTGATACTGCTGAGAATATTGATTATAATGGAGTTTCCTATTTTATAAATAAAAACTCATCATCCAGTGTTGGTTCTACTACAGCCGATAATCAAACTTTTGACACTCGACTGGAGGATTCACCAGATGCATCCAGATCAAACTTAGTTTTCCGTATCACTACTACTGGTCAAGCTACACCATACAACAATGGTAATGCTGGAGATCTCGCAGCACAAATATATCAATGCCGTTATACAACAACACATGATTTATTGTATGGTGGTGAAGGATGGAAAACTGGTGATACCTTCAATGTCTGGATGAATAGAGCTAGGTATAGAATAACTGTTGAAGAACATAGTGAGTCTGAGATTAAAGCTAAGATAGGAGGCAATGTATACGCAATTAGGCCGAAACCTACTTCATTTGATAGTAATACAGTTGTAACAGCTGAGAGTATATTAGGTGATATAGTACAGGAAATTGCTCAAGTAAGTAGTTGGGGTTTTCAAGGCGATGGTAGTGACGTAAACCGTATTATTACTGGTATATCAGGAGTTGGTTATAAATCCGGCACGGATACTCCTTCTGCTGATAAGGATGATTATATAGTAACACTTGATGGAATACCGACTACTGCATTCACCATAACTCATGCAGGTGACCCTGCTGTAACTACTATAACATTTACTAGTGCTCCAGGTAAAGGTGTTGAAATTAGAGTCAGAAAAGCTAATGAATTTCAAGGAAGCCAAGGAACTATTGAACAAATAGGTAATGGTTTGTTCATTAAAAGAAACGGAACAGCTAACAAATTTAGTATATCAACACCTGCTAATGATTTACTAAATGTAATGACTAATAGTATTAAAGATATTGCTGATCTTCCTAGACAATGTAAAAACGGCTATAAGATAAAAATTGCTAACAGCGAAGAAGAGGAAGATGATTATTGGATGAAGTTTATTGGCCGTAATGGTGAAGATGGAGAAGGTATTTGGGAAGAAACTACAGAACCTGGTAGAGATGTAGCATTTAATAAAGGCACAATGCCGATCAGGATGAATAGAAATGCTGATGGGACATTTACAGTAGAACAAATTAATTGGGAAGACTGCTTAGTTGGTGATACAACTACAGTAAAAGTACCTAGTTTTATTGATGCTGGTAAGACTATTAAAAAAATGTTGTTCTTTAGAAACCGACTCATCTGCTTAAGTGATGAAGATGTTGTCATGTCTAAAGCTGGTGACTTCTTTAATTTCTGGCCTAAAACTGCTGTTACATATGCTAACACTGATCCTATTGATATAGAAGCTAGTTCAGGATTCCCTGCTATTCTTTATGATGGTATTCAAGTTAACCAAGGATTAGTACTATTCAGTAAGAATGAGCAGTTTATGTTAACTACAGACAGTGATGTTCTTAGTGTTAATACTGCTAAAATAAATACACTATCTACTTATAACTTTAATACAAAAACCCAACCGATTTCCCTTGGTACTACAGTAGGTTTCTTAGATAATGCAGGTAAAAACACCCGGTTCTTTGAAATGGATAAGATTGCTAGAGAAGGGAAACCTGATGTCATAGAACAAAGTAAAGTTGTCTCTAAATTATTCCCTAAGAATATAGATTTAGTAGCTAACTCAAGAGAAAACTCTGTAATATTCTTTAGTGAAAAAGATAAAGATATTATCTATGGTTATAGATACTTCAGTTCTATTGAAAAGAGAATACAAAGTGCCTGGTTTAGGTGGTCAGCCTCTGGTAATATACAGCATTTAGCCATGCTAGATGATGCATTATATGTAGTAATCCGTAATACAGTAGGCACTGCTTATAAAGATGTGCTACAAAAATTCTGTATCAAACAAGAGGATTCTAGTAATATATTAGTAGAAGACTATGATACAACTGATACTTCTGATGATATTGAATATAGAATTAATTTAGATAATGCAGCTATTAAATCAACAGCAGATGGAGATTTTGTATATGATGCTACTAATAACTGGACTAAATTTAATCTACCAACAGGATTCTATAGCGATAAAAAACTATCAGCTGTAACACTACCAACTGGTAATGATAAAACTTTCCAAGGACTAACAGCTGAAGTTCACACGTTTATAGAAGGAGGTGTGACAAAGGTTAAACTCCCTGGTAATTGGAAAACTTATGATCCCCAAGAAGTAGAAGACGGTAACACAGGAGATGATGTAACACCAGCTGGTAACATCGTACTAGGTTACGTCTATGATATGGAAGTAAAGTTTCCTACGATCTACTATTTAAAACCAGTTGGAGATAAAGTAAGAGCTGAGACTCAAGGATCTCTAGTTGTACATAGAATTAAATTCAACTTTGGTCCTTTAGGAGTTTATGAAACCAGGTTAGATAGAGTAGGTAAAGCTTCTTATACTGAATTATATGAAGCTGTAATAGCTGATACTTATAATGGTAATGATATTCAATATACACCTGATAGTTTCAAAACTATCCCTGTGTATGAAAAGAACATAAACCTTACACTAACATTAAAATCTTCACACCCTTCACCTGCTACATTATATTCAATGACTTGGGAAGGAGATTACACTAACAAATACTATCAACGTGTCTAAATACATTCACCCGCTAACTGTGGAGGCTGCCATTGAGGTGGCCTCTAATTTACGTCCAGAAGACCGTAGAGAGATTGAAGAAGGTTGGGGACTAGATCCTATGGATACCTTAGTTAAGTCTGCTCAGGAGTCCTCTGGGGTATGGTTTGAGGTGCCTAACGGCAAGACTGCCGGAATGGCCGGAGTTGATGAAGGTTTAATATGGATGGTATGTACACCAGCTATTCATGAATACCCTATTACATTTGCAAGAGAAGCTAAACGTTTTGTTGAGAGTAGAGCAGAACCTTTACTAGGGAACATTGTTGATAAACGCAATACTGTTCATTTAAAATTACTCAAATTTTTAGGCTTTAAATTTTTAAGAGAACTTTCTCACGGGCCTAATAACTTATCCTTTATCGAGTTTTGCCGTGTGCTTAGGAGCAGATGCTAGAGCAGCTAACAAAGCTGCCATGCAGAATTATGAACACAAACTCAAAGTTAGAGAACGCAAGTGGATGAACACGCTAGCTTTAACTAAGACCGAACATGTTCAACATTCTCAAACATTAGATGCAGCGCATGTTGGCTTAGGCAATGCGTATGCAGAAATACAAGAAAAATATAGAGATTTGATTGGTTCTGCTTTGCAAGAAGATGAAACCAAGTTTAAACAATATCTCCAAGAAAGTCAAGGTGAACAACTCACAGCATCAGGTAGGACTGGTAAATCAGTTGAACGAGTTGCTACTGTAGACTTCGCTGATTATTTAAGACAAGGTTCACGCAAAGCTTATGAACTTACACAAGCTAGACGTAAGCTAACTAAAGAAGGAGCTAAAGCTGCTAGTGTTGCTAGACAAGCTCAGATGGAATCCTTTGCTAAAGTTAATATTATCAAGAGTCCTGACATTACACCTCCACCACCTGTAATGAGGAATGTAGGGTTGGCAATGTTTACAGATGCACTGAAAATAGGTTCAAGTCTCGGTGGTATAGCCACTGGCCTTGGTCCTGGTGGTGTTGGTTTATGGACAACTTAGGAGGCTAAATTATGCAATCATCAAAATACTTAATAGCACAAGGACCAGTTAATTGGTACGATCCTTTAGCTGAGGCAGTTGCTAAAAGAAATCAACAAGAAGAAAAATCTTTAGAAGAATGG